TAGAAAGGAGGTTTATCTACGGTCCTCAAATCTTGAGGTACCGGACTGACGCACGTAAACACCTGTATTTGGTACAACTACAAGTGTTTGCTTGCGGCGTAGGCGACGTCCGCTCAATGAAGAGCGGAACGTCTCGATTGGTTTCACGTCTCTCAAAATGAGACGTGACTCACGCAGGTCGGCGCCAGTCATGTAGTCTATTCGACAGATGACTTTCGACGACTTTTCCTGGATATGACTCGCGTCACTGTAACCAACAGTGACAAGATCACGTCCACTAAGAGCCTCCCAGTAGTACGGTTCATGCCTTTTCTCCTCTCGTTCCTTCGGTTTAAGCCGGAGGTATGAGAATCGAAATTGGCCATGACCGACCGCTTTGGGTTTGGCTATCTTAGCCTCAGCTAGGAACGTATAGCTGAGAGGTAGCGAACACTTCACACCACTGTCATCAGGGAAGTCTTTAGGGACGATTTTAACACGTCCAACAAGAGCTTCTAACTCTGACATCAGCAGTTGAAGTGTGTTCCCGATCTCATACTCCGACCAACGCACCAATAGACCATTGGTGTACTTGTAGAGTATGGCCTCGTAAGCTTTCGAGCTTACGCTTGCCGCACCATTCCTAGGTTGGAATGGCCTAACGTCCACCCCGCGGTAGTAATCACCACCGCAGGACTCCCTAAAATGGCCTTCGTGAAAGGTTTTATCAAGATTAATCACGAAGCCAATGCTGCTGAAAACCTCAACAACATGTGGATGTATACGACTTGGATAAACCATGTCGTCGCCATACACAGATATGAGGAATCTATCCTTGGCTCCGTAAAGGAGCACTTGAATAGACCAAAGCAGCGCTAGGAAGACCAACGTTTGGAGAGGGAATGTATACCCGATACCCATGGTGCAGAAAGTTTTACTCTGCACGACTGAGCCATCAGGTAACGCTACCGTACCAATTCTCGACCGGTTTAATATCTCAAACCAATCGGAAGGGAACAGCAGACGCACGAGGTCATCCGTTATAGAATCGGATGCCGCGGACAAATCGGCGGTCGTATACAATGAATGTATAGATCCCCGACGGGCATAATCTCGGTGCCTCATCTGGAGGTCACTGATATTATACCCAACCCTCTTTAAGCGTTTGCGTATCATTTCACCTAAACCAAAGCTCATGTAAGAGCCGATGGTTGTATTAGGCATGATAGCTCGCAAACTCTTAAACGTCTTTGGGACTAGCGTCAGTGTCAGTGAATCGACGGATTGGTAGATGGATCTCCTCTCATGAGGTGGATCACTGTCTTGCTGAGCACGCCAATATTCTTGGACGTGTTCAGTTTCGCGCATCTCTGCGTCGAACCAATCAATCTGATTCGGGGAACCGGAAATAGGTAACTCCCATCGCTCGGCAAGACAAGCAAGCCGAGACGGGACACCTACCGAGGCTCCACTTCCAAAGCGGCAGAGGGAACGATGTTCTTCATCGTTGTACTCGCCTAAAACACGGGCGATGTACCTTCGGGCGAAGATAAGGACTTGCCTACTAAATGCAGGTAGGTTGTCCAAATCGACCCCACGAAGGCGATCTTGTGTTGCTAAGAAATCATTGATAGATTTCTGTTGCAACTCTTGATCGCTATAGATATCATCCTGATATCTATACCTCTTAAGAAGTGATTGCAGTTGATAAGTAGCCTTAAAATGGCTAACATCATCACCTACTTTCAAATCCGCCATCTCCTCCCGCACCTTTGCGATATCTCCACGGCGAAGAGCAGCCTGGAGAGTATCTGCATAGCAAGGGTCAGTGAGGATGTTTTGGAAATCTCTGACGAGCGTTAATGACAGTTTCGTCATCAACGCATCGACCGAAAAGTTTTTTCGGTCTGAGCTCTTTTTGCTCTTGCGAATCACTAGGTCCTCCTATGGTTTTGTTAGAGGATCGCCGGCAGTCAGGAAAGGCTACCGGTAGCCCAGAATGCATCGGTATCCGCGTCGGTCAGCAGTTGTGCTCCGAGTTTGTTCAACTCGGCAGCTTCTGCAGCCGGCAAGGAAGGATGCACCTCGCGCTCGATTCTGATTGTGTTGAAAACAACACGACCATCGGCAAGAACGATCGGTTTAGTAAAACTGATCGACTTCTTGTCTTTCGAGTACGACTGAGTCTTCGGGTCGAGAGTAGGCGGCCGATATTTCGCGGTCGCCTGTCGACGCGTCTCGTAGACCTCATCAGAGGGAACAACGAGATGGACTCCGTTCTGGATAGTGATGCCGTCATCGGCAAACACAAGGGCTGAGCCGCCAGTCGTGGAAACGGTGGCGCCTGCGGACAGAGACATTGATTTCAGTCCCATTAGTTGAGGCCTCCTTTAGGCCAGTTAATGTCGGAAGTCTCTGAGAACTCGAGTGATCTTCCCGAGTGTCAGAGCCGCCGCATCAACGGTACGTACTCTTGACAGGTATTGCTTCTGCAAGAGTGGGGTGGAAGGGAGACTGGGATTGACGCTACGGCTAACAGTTACCCAATTGTTTCGGATAGTGTTAGTCGGTCCAGTGATTGTAACTAAAGGCATTCCAACGGTACGCGATATCTCACCTGAAATATCAGATGAAGATTCAACGACCGTTGTTACCCACGACGACCTGATACGAATATCAGGTCTTGGGGTTACTGCCTGTAGCCAATCACCTACGCCAATAAACCAGTCAGCGACAAAAGAATAAGGTACCAACTCCCAGATGGTGGCGGGTGCTGACCGGAGATCTAACCCGGCAACACGCGACACCTCAGCGGCTGTTGAAATAGGCCGCTGCTGGTAGATGATCCCCGCCGAAGCGCGGACTTTAGCCTTATTCTTTTTCTCCCCCTTTACGCTCCAAGCGGAAAGGGGCGCGGTAAATTCTACGATCTCTGATCTAGAGTCGTTAGAACCTCCGCGGGCAACACGGAACGGCTCACGTTGGGCTGCGCGTCTGAGAAGTTTCTCAGATTGATCAAAAATCTCCGCGCAGTCATACATAAGCGGTTTCCAACCATAGCGGTACTCAAGCCAACAATCTGCATTGGCTTTCGCAACACTAATGGAGGAATCTTTCAGCATCTTGCGTCGCGTTTTAGCCATACGGCTTAATAAGCGACTCGCGCTGCCGAAAGGGCGCTTGAGCATCGAGACTGTCTGGCCTAAAGTAGCCAGGATCTCGCCGCCCATCACTGGAGACGAATTCAAGTTGCTATGCGCGCTTATGACTGCACGCTTAGCTGCATCGGAGACAAAACCGTCTCCGAAGCTCGTCCCAAGTGCACCTGGAATGAGTGTAGTAAGACACGACAGCATGTCACCGGTAACCGAACACGTTCCATATCCTGGAATCGCGTTCGCCAACCAATGACCGTCTGCACTGTTCTCACTACTGTACTTCGTCAGCATCATGGGATTCATTACAATCTGACCCTCGCGCATCTTGCGCTTGAAGTTAGGTGTAACAACATCCCAGATTGTGCTGGACTGTCCAACCAATCCACCGACACCCCTAATAATAGGAGGATCGGATTCATAGATTTGGATACAGTCCATCACTTTCGTGAAGCTTTCGACAGTACGTTCTCTCATTTCAAGCACCTCCGTGTAGAATTCCAGCACTGGTGTGCTGGTCTTATTGAAG